CTTGTTCGACATTTTCGGTCATTGGTAATTTCCTTTGAGTACAACTCAGTTACATAGAACAGATACAATCTGCCCTATAGGATATTTTGTTTTAATGTTTAGGGTTAATTTAACGGGTTCTATTAACCCTTAAGATATACATCTATTAGTATATTTATTAAGAATATATGATAGACTGATTAACTAAAGGGTTATAATATAGGGGGGACCGACTTAGGGTTAATTTAACGGGGTCTAGCTAACCAAAACCCAATCTTCTGCTAATAAATCAGAGACTGAAGGAACCCATGTATCAAAAGAGTTTTTGACATTTTTAATGACAAAGTGAGAATTCAATTCAGAAAATTCAAAGTCATGCGCTTTGACTAGTTTGATATACATATCTTTTCCATTCCAACCGCTACGAGCTAGCTTTTGGCCAGCGATGATCATATCTAATGCGTGACTAAATCTCATTTGTGCTTTGCTCCACATACTGTGCATGTAAAACCTTTCTTTTGATCTGGATTCATTACACGCATTTGTTTACCGTGGAGATTGTCTTGATTAGCGTGTTGACATGAACACTTTTTAATTTCTGCTGACATATAATTATCCTATTCCGTAGAAACCCCAATCATCATCAAACTTAGTTGGATCAGGAATTTCACTCATAACATCCTCTTTAGTCAAGATGTCTTTTTCGGTTAATGTTTTGCCACCAACAACTGATTTACCTGCGACAGGTATTAATCCTTTATCGATAGCTTCGTTTAAATATTGATCATATAATTCTTTAGGGAAACCTCTTGCTAACATCTCATCTAATGTAACTTTAACAGGATTCTTATCTAGTACATTAGCATAGAGTTGTCTTATACCCTTCCGGGCCTCCAACATATCGGCTGCATTGGCGAAAAACGCATCGTGAATGGTGCTTGTGGCAATCTTATTGTCTCGTCCCCATAAGTGGAAATTTTTGACCAATGTTGCGTCATTGGAGTGGTTTCCGTTAACTGCATAAGCTGTGCGTGCTTTTGTGGCATCTGCGATATCATTTATTTTCCCATCAGCATTTACTACTTGTTCCCACCAAGTAGCTTCGGTCTTTTGTTGCACTTGGACCAGATTATTAACCCAATTACCGTCTTTATCTTTATAAGTTAATCGCTCTTCGAAAGATTGAGTAAAATTCTGTTCAATAATTTTACCATCAAAATTAACCCATGGAACATTTGTCCAAGACTTAGGAAGTTTATTGGCATAGAATATTTCAAAACCTTTTGATATATTTAATTTTTCAACAGGTTCTAATTTAAATATCTTAAAGCCTGTTTGTCTATCGCCAGGCGCTTTTACACCATATATTAAATCAGCTAATGTTCCATCTGGTTTCCAGCCATCAAATCGTTTTAAGAATTTCTCTGATAAAGCTTCGCCTGCCTTTAATCCTAATAATTCACTTATTCTGTCAGGAAGGACATAACCTTTCTTACGGACGCCTAAAGCTGTGGTAGTGCCTATTGATTTCCAATCTAATGCTGCTTGAGAAGGCTTTGCTTTCATCAAATAATCTTCAGCAAGTCTGCCAAAGAATTTAGTAAAGTCTTTCAAAATAGGAACTTGTTCGCCTAAGTGTTCAGACATTAATTTAGCAATAGCTTGGAAGTCTCTTGGTGTAACAACCATATCATAAGTGTGTGTCATCTTTTCTACTAAGTCTTTAGTAGCTGGATCAAGGAAATATAACTGTTCCATAATCTCATCACCAGGATCTAACCCTTTATTAAACACATCTTTAACATCTTCTCTTAATTGTTTTAATTGTGCAGTTGTTTCAGGATCAAACTTCTCATATCTTGCTGCACGAGCCGATATTTCATTTAATACTTTATCTCTGTCACTAGCTTTAACAACTAATGTGCTTTCTTGTTTGCCAAGAACTTTTGCAAGTTTACCTTCAACATTAAGAATTCCAGTTCTTTCTCCAGCACCATAAAACGTAACCATATTTTGAGCTTTTGCAGCTTTACGTAAATCTTTTTCATTGAGCCCTAATCTCTCATTTAATACTTTAAATCGTGGATCATTAAATGTTGCTGCAGCAATTTCGTCATATAGACGTCTTTTCTGATTTGTAGGAACAACATTAGATAGCGATGCAAGCTGTTTATTTTTAGTAGTTAAAGCAATAATCTGAGCGCCAGATGACGAAGCATCTTGTTCAAGTGCTAAAGCAGTTTTGTATTCATTCATAGAACCGCCAGCTTTAAGATAATTATCTATCTTAGCAGCTTCCATAGCAAACCTAAAGAACTTACCTAACTCTTCGCCTTCAACTAATTGTACCATATCGGATTCTAATATAGCGCGAATATCTCCTGGCTTACCACGTAACATTTTATTACCAATATCTACCATATCTGGCCACAATTTATCAGCAATCTTTTGTCTGCCTGTAAATGATAATGAATTATATCTACCTTCAAATACATCATTCAGGCCGCCCATGAACGCGCCTATCTGATCTCTAAAGTTCCTATAGCCATCTTCACCAAGAACTTTTTCAATTTCAGTATTTAAGAAAGGTCTAAATGATTCTCCTGATTGCGGACTAATAAGGCCACGATCATAGATCCTAGCCCGATGATCGACAAAAGCATGATTACTAAAAGCGTAATCATTATTTCTAAGCCAATCCATAGATTTAAATCGCTCATATGCATCGCCTCTAGAGGAAATATAGTGTTTATACTCATTTAGGTCATTATAGAATTTAGCCTTACCTTTATCATCTTCAAAATATAAAATCTTCTGTGTAAAGTCATAGAAGTCCTTATCAATTTTATATTTAGACTGAGATGTCCAATTTAATGCATTGGCCATATTCTTATCAACAAATTCTTCGGGAAAGTCAGCAAAGCTATGTGTTGATGTAATAGGAATGCGTGTATCTTCTAACCCTAGGAGACCTCTGTCAATAAAATAAGTTTTATAACCCTCGCGAAAAACCAGTTTGTTCTTCTCTGTTGTTACGCCAACACGTAGGCCGACCTCCACTTTCCGTGTGAGCTGTGAATATTCTTGTACTCGAGGATCTACAACTCTTATATTATATGACAGAGTGTCATAATAAGGCCCAAATAAAGTTCCACTAAGTCTACTTTTCATTCTTCGCTTTTGAACACCATATGTTTCAACTTCAAAGAATTTATTAACATTCTTAGCTTCTAAAAGTTTTATACCTGTTTCGTACCATTTACGTCTTGTGCCATTAAGATTAGCAAGATTATATAAATCTCTTCCTAAGGCAATAGCAAATTGATCTCTATCAGGCATGTCTGCCATACTCAACCTATGTGCAAATTTAAGATAGAATTGTTGTAATGCCGATTCAGTTAAACGCTCTTTACCATTAGGCAAGCGCTTTAACACTAATGGAATTTTATAATCAAATGTGTTACGCAATTCTCTAGCTATCTTAGGAGCAATATTATCTTCCCAATAATTTTTAGCACGAATATTCTCGATGAAATTATCATGTAAGTCTTGTAATTGAGTAGGGCCTAATACTGGGTCAATATAATTATCTTGTTTTAGTTTCTTCAATACGTTGGTATCACTACGTATCTGAGTCTCAATAGCATCAGAAACATTCATGACATCAAATTTAATTTGACCCTGTGCTACAGCTTTAAAATTATTCCACTGTTCACCGTTATTTCTAAATCTAGTAAATAAAATACGTAAGTTATCTACTACAACAGCACGTTCATTAACACTCATCTTCTCACTAAGTAAGTTGTTAAATGATTTAATGAATTCTTTATCTTTAGGTTTTAAAACATCGGATTGTTCTGTTAATCTTAAATTATTATTTAATACAGAAGGGTTCGGTTGGTAAAGTCTGGTATCTTCGTAACGCCCTGTGACTGGATTAAATACGAGTTGTTTTTCGGTTGGGAGACTGTTGAGCACACGTGATTTGGCAGCTTTCTTGGTGTGTATGAGGGCGCCGCGATAGTTTGTGAGTGATAAAGTACCATCTAATTCTCCTGATTGTAAGAGATAATAATCTTTTAATGTCTGAGTTAATTTAGCATCACCAATTAAATCTTCAGGAGACATAATAGGTAACTGCATTGCATCTAATTTAGCCTTGGCATTAGCAAACTTTTGTGTATCATTAGGCAATGTATATGTAGGATCAGTCATACGTCTTAATTCTTTAATCCCAATAGTATTACCTTCAGGATTTGTAAACTGATCAACTGTAAGCTGTCCGCTTTGGAACATGTTAACTTTCTTATAATCGCCAAGATGTCTTAGTTGTACATCTTGTGGTTGTCGCATTAACCAATCATTGTATGATTCTCTAAGAGGCGTATTACCGTCATAAAAAGCTTTTTGAGCATCAGTTAAGTTCTCAACGTTTCTACGTCTTACTTGTGCTACACTTTCAAGATCTGCTATGTCTTTCCATGATTTAAATACAGGAACAGTAGTAGATCTGCAATGCCAATGCGCTGGCGGTAAATGAGTTGTATCACTGATTGGATAAATCTCACCATCTCTATGAGCACATAATGGTGTAGTACGTGCGTCAAGGACAGCAACATATTGCCATCCTTGTAACGCTTTTTCATTTGCTTTATAAATTGCATGGTCAGCCTGAGAGGATACAGCTGTGATAGCTGTTATTACCAGACCTCTTGACTGTGTACGAGTAATATTATGTACATTTCCTGCACGTACTTGCAGAGCTATTTCATCTACACTTTTACCTTCAGATATACCCTTGCGTATAACTGCTTCTAATCTGATTCTTTCGTTCTTAGCAATACCTGACCAGCCTTGTTCCATTGTTCCATTTTCATTTAATGGGTTCTTTAGAACAATTTCCTCTGCTATTCGATTCTTAGGTCTTTCTGTACGCCATATTTTACCCATTGCTACTTCGACTTTCTGATAAGCGTATGAAAGTTGATCCGAAACAAGAGATGATAAATCTTTTTGAACAGAATTATTAATTGACTTATATGTCTTTCTTAATTCTTGATCAACAGCTTCTTTAAATCTGCTAAAACCTTGTCCAGAAAGTTCTGCATCTTTAATTAATTTATCTAGTCTCACAACATGACCATCAATTACCAAATCAACTTTACCAGAAACTCTTCGTTCATATAGCCGGATCATTGCTGCACGATCTAGTGTTTTATCATAAATTTGTGTATTACTATTAATGGCCACGCGTTAAACTCCTTAATTATTCTTTAATAGGTTTAGGTTTAGCACCGGCAGCTGCGGCTTCTGTTTGCATAGCATATTGATCATTATACTTAGTAGCAGCAGGAATGATTAACTGATCTGCGTTAACTTCTTGTTGTGCAGTTTCATCATCATACTCAGAATCTATAATATCATTAGCTTTTAACATTTGAAGCCAAACACTTCTTGGCAATAAGCCGGCTTGATACCATTGAGTAACAGCGTTAAGCCATTCAGCACCTAATGGCACTGGGTCAAAATCTGCTGAAAGATTAAATACGATATCACAAGAATCTATATCTAACCCGTATCTCCAGTTAATCATCAAGCATATTACTTGTTTTAGTGTGCTAGAAATTTTAGTGCTTAATACACTTAATTGCGCTGTTTGAGCTGCGTTACGAATTTCTAATGCAACTCCTGATTGTTCATTTTCAGTTGTAAGCATTCTGATACCAAGTTTAGCCATTTCGTCAATAGACGCTTCAATAGCTTTCTGCATATCTTGTAATGCTTCTGTTGGAGTTTTTAAGACGTCTGCTTTATCATCTTGGCGTAATCTTATCCAAGACCCTAAACCAGCATCTACGATTTCGTCAAATTGCTCATCAGACATATCTGACATAATAACTGGAGTATAAGTTGCCGCCCCATACAATAAATGATTACGTCTGCTAATTTTATTATATAGGCTAATTTCTTTATCAACTATAGGCATCAATATAGGCATGATAGGTTCTATCGTCCCATTTACAGGCCACGCTGGAATATGTTTTAGAGGCTCACCATTATTTAAGATATTATCATACGTTTCTATTAATTCAAAATAGCCTGATGGAAGCGGCTGACTAGCTTTTTCACCTACACCACCTAACTTTAATGTCTGATCGCCATTATCCTTAGTCGTGCCTTGATAGACTCTAACTTGGTAGTTGCCAGCCTCGTTTAACTCATGCACCCAAACTGTTGGCACTCTTAACGCATGAAACTCATTGTTAGAATAATCTTCAGAATAGCCTTTTACAATTACACGCTTAAGAACAGTTTTACCAAAAATATTTGTTTCAGTAGCCCAGTTTACAATTGTTTCAGCTTTTTGTAAGATAGGATATGGTTTAATCATATCTCTCTCTTCTTTATCTAGTGCATCTGCATTACTAACATTTGGATAATCTACAAATACCCACGCACGCGATGTTTGAATCTCTTCCCACAAAAGTTCATCTAGAAATGCTATTAAAGTAGAATCATCACGTCCAATATTGTTAATAAGCCAATCTTTAGCGTCATCAGGCACACTGTCAGGTAAAGTTAATTCAGGAGCTTTTCTTAATAAACCGCCCACAAGCATTTTAGCAAATTGCGCTGTAATACCTGGAAGTTCTGCTTCTGATTTATAAAAATCATATTGAGCTTGGCTCATAGTAGTTGAGAAAGGAATTAGTAGATTGTTAAACCTAATTAGATCGATATGTTGATCAAGTTCCTTTACAGTACGTTCCCCATTGCACACAGCACGTGCCTTATCCCAAGAAGGTTTAAGATACTCATACGCTTGACAAGGATCCGCAACTGTTTTGACAGGGCCGTATGTCATATTAGCCTCTCAAAAGTTTATTGAAATCTTCAATAGTTCCTTCGAATACTTCATTTGTTAAATTACTACGAGCAGTAATTACACCTTCTTGTTCTGTTTCTAAAATTACCCAGTTAGATGGAATGCCATCTTCAAAAGCTTTAATAGCTAATTTAGGCGCTACTGGTACTACAGGGATTTCTTGATCTGCCATTTTATTTTCCTAAAAATTTGTTTGATTCACGTTTACGTCTATTGGTTAAGCCTGGAACGACTTTACCTTCATCTTTATTCCATCTAAGGAATTGAGCAGCCACTCGATCTTTAGGCGCCCCTGCATTTAGTAG